GGAGACGACCCTGGCGGTGTATTTTATAGTCAAGACGCAATGTCTATAATTTCAAATCAGTTTGAAATTTTGTTAGCAATAGAAGATAGTAAATTAGATAAAGTTGTTAAAGATGCAGAAGTAGAAGTGCCAGGTGCAATGGCATTAAACCAAATAACTTTAGCTCAAGCTATGGCGAGTACACCTATAAGAATGTTTGGTTCTGACGGTAATGTAGTTAATTTAGGTGGTAAACAAAATCACCCAGCACAGACACCGTATGGTATTTCTAAATTATTTGATAGGTTTTATGGCGACCAAAAAGAATCAACTATAAATAAATTTATACAAAAATTTGTAAACGATAGAGTATATGCTAAAGCTAAAGAAGAAGAAATTACAAACAATGGTGACGCTAAATTTGAAAATGAATTAGGAGATAATGGTTATAACTTAGTCTTTACAGCTTTAACTAATATGAATGGATTAGCTGAAGGAGATTATTTAAAAGATGTAAAAGGTTTGTCAGATGAAGTAGAATCTATATTAGAAGAAATAGTTGACTTAAAAGGTAGCGATTCAGAAACAGCTATGTCGCACATTAACAATGTCATGACTGCTCTGCATGATAAAGAAAGACGAGTTGTGAATAAAATGCTTTATTCTAAACTAACTGAGACTAATGAAAAAAGAAGAGCAGAAATAATGGCAGAAATATATGATGGCGATACAGAAATAAGTAATGAAAGAATTGACCAACTAAGAGCAGAGTTAGAACAAATAATACAAAACGACCCAGAAGCTCAAAAATATGATTTTGATAATGACAGATACCAAGTGTCGCATTTAAAACCTTCTCAAAGAGACCAAATATTAGACTTATATGAAAAAGATACAGAAATAAAAGAACAAATAGATAACATACGAGATGCGATAAAAAAACTTAATGGTACAAAAGAAACAGATGGGGTGACAATAAGTTTAAATAAAGCAGGTAATTATTGGTCAAAGCCTGTTGATAGAATTAAAAGACTATACGGTTTTGACAACTATGTACCATTAAAAGGGCTACCACAAAACGAAGATAAAACCGATATGTTTAATTTTAGCTCAAGAAAAATATCTGGAGAACTTCAAGATAGAGTAACAGCTATGGAAGGTAGAACATCTGAGTCCGATAATGTTTTAACTAGAAGTTTTGTTGACGCTTCACAAGCTACACTAAGAAAACACAAAAATCCTGTTACTCTTGCAGTTCATAATTTAGTAGCCCAAAAAAAAGTTGAAGGAACTATCGAAAGAATATCTTTTAAACAAAGAGCAACAACAAAAGATTTTGACAAGTTTAAAAATCCAGAATACATATTTCACTACGCAGAAAACGGAGATGTTTTATTAGTAAAAATAAAAGATAAAAATTTTAGAGAATCTGTTAGAAGAACATATAGAGAGACAAACCCATTACTAGATACTTTAAATGGCATGACCGCAAAGATGGGGCAGTTTCACACAAGGTATAATCCAAACTTCCCATTTTTAAACTATATAAGAGACTTACTAACAAACGCATTTATTTTTGGAGCAGAGTACGGCCCTGGTGCCGCATTTAATATTATTAAAAAAATGACAATGGAGTCTGGCACTCACTTACATAAAACATTTACGTTTGCTCGTTTATATAATGGTGGAAAGGTTGAAGAAGCCTATAAGTATTTAGAAGATAGTGGCGACCCGTTTATGGTGAACTTAGCAGAATATATAAGAGGGGGTGGAAGAATTGCGTATCTTCAAGGTTTAACAACCGATAATAAAACTTCTCAATTTGAAGAGGCTTTGCCAACAGGTGGTGCTCTTGGAGAAACTGGAGTAAAACTATCTAAAGCAGGGCGAAAGTTAAGTAACGGTTTTGATATATGGATGGACACTTTTGAATTAACAGCTAGGTCGATTGCTTATTCAGAAGCTAAAAAACAAATTCAAGCAGAAAACATTGAACAAGGTAGACCACCAATACCTCCAAAGATATTACAAGAAAGAGCCACAGCTTACGCAAAAAATTTAGCTAACTTTGAACAAACAGGAGAGTATGGAAAAGCCATAGGTGCATTTGCCATGTTCTTTAGACCATCTGCTACAGGTGCTTTACGTTCAGCCGAAGCAATTATGAAAGGCAAACATGGTGGTAAAATGGCATTGGTTCTATTAGGTGCTGGAGCATCTACTTATTTAATGTCATTAGCTGCAGCGGGAGAAGATGAACAAGGTAGAAATACAGTTGCTAATGACGATATGACGAGGTGGACAAGATATTGGAGAATACATCTTGGAGACGACAAAGTTTTACAAATACCGTATGGATTCGGTAATGGCGGACTTCTAGCAGCAGGGGCACAATTAGCGGCTCTTCTATCAGGTAATCAAACAAATGCAAGTACAATATTTGAAAACGTAGCAAGGATTGCACAGGACTCGTATTTCCCAATACCTATTTCACAAATAAGTCCGTTTGAAAATCCTAGTGCTTTTTTAGCTGATACTATTACGCCTTCAATTGGTAAGCCTCTTGTTCAGTTTGGTATGAACGTAAGTGGGCTGGGGTACAATATTTATCCAAATACATATAACAGATATTCAGATGCGTTTACTACACAGAGTGCAACACCTGAAGCCTACAATGCTCTTGCTAAAGAAATATATAATGCAGGAATAGGTGATATATCACCGTCAACTCTTTACTTTTTTGCTAATGCTTACTTAGACGGCCCTGCTAGAATACTAGCTACGTTAGATGGCAACGTAAGAGCTTTCTCTGGCAATAAAAGTTTTGATAAATACGACATACCATTTTTTGGTAGCTTTGCCAGTAAAGAAAGTAATGTAGATGGCAAACAATTTGCGGAAGCCGAAAGAGATTTAAGAGTATATCAAAAGGAACTTAAAGCGGCAGAAGGACAAGGTAGATTACGTGAGTACGTAGAAAGATTTCCAGAAAGATATCGAGCTACTAAATTATATAACTCACAAGTTAATCGTACTCTTCGTACATTAAGAACCGCTAAGAACAAGTTAAAAAGAAATCAAAAGTTAACTCCAAAACAAAAAGAAGAACGCTTAAAGTATTTAGACAACGCAATCAATAAACAAAAAAGAATGATATTAAATCGTTTAGAGAGATTTGACTACTAATCTATCTTCCAAATCCTTACTCCATATATATTGTCGTATACAACACTCTTTATTCTAATTTTAATATCCTCTTGCTTTGCTAATTTTCTTATCTCTTTTGTTATAGAGTCTGGTTCTAAAGTGGGGACAAAAAAACTCTCCCCACTCTTCATAGCTTTAAACGGATATTTCCAACTAGGTTCTTTCATCTTCTATCTCTTTAAAAGCGTTCTGGTCAAATATAATGCAATAAGGTCTGTACCCACTACCTTGTTCCCAACCTTTGTCTATAGTTTCTCTTGACCTTCTTTTAACAATTATTCCCTTCGCTAACAAATCTTTTTCAAACTCTCTAAAGTTATATTTCACATCAGAACAATACTTCTCCATTTCGGATTTGATGACAAAAGTTCTTTTAGTATCTTTCTCCACTCTCATTACCAATTTATTTTTTGGAGTAGCGATAGGTACTTTTGTGTCATAACCGCTATCGTCTTTTCCGTTTTGTCTAAGAACTAAACTGTTGTTGGCGTTCAGAGCTAAGAAATCTCCAAGAATTTGCTCAGAAGTTTTAACCTTATTGTAGGCTTCTTTAGATATACTTCTTACCCCTTTTATAACAGCGTCATATATCCGTTCGTAATTCAAACCTACAATATCTATTTCAGAAGCTATCTCCATACCAGCCATACTTGAGGCTATGATAGCAACCCAATGCCTGTCTAATTTATTAGTGTCGTTGATAACTCTATCCATCCATAGTTCCACTCTTCTTTTCAATTCCTTGTCAGTTTGGCAACATAACCATTGTGCATACATAATACCTGCATGACCGTAATTCTCATGAATTGGATTTAAGTTTTGCCTACACCAATTGATTGTGAACCAATCAGGTTTCTTATCTATGTTTAATTGTAAAATTCTTACCATCTCTCCTTCTGCCGAAGATTTATACCTAGATAACAATTCATATGCCGAAGTGTTTGAAGTAGTCAAAGCTAAAGTTGCCCATTTTGTGTTGTTCTTTCTTTCCTGATTTGAGCTTCTCATCATTCTAGCTTTGCCTTTACCCATTGGCATAGTGTATGCAAAATCAGATAAATCTTGCGGAGTCATGTTTGATATTTCATCAACATATAAAGGTAGACTTCTAAGAACCCCAAGTCTTTCAAATTTTGCATTGATGGTGTGTTTAGCTAACATCATCTCTGATGGACAACCCCAAACACTCAAAGCAAAATAACCGCTTAGTGTCTTACCACTTCCTGGTTTTCTACTATATAAATTAAGAATTGCCCCATTGACATTTGTATATTTTAATAAAGGTGTTCCAAAAGAAGCTCCCGCAAGAAATGTTTGATACTCTAAACCTTCTGCATCTAGTTTTTCAAAACATTCTCTCCATTTTTCAAATTGTCCACCAGTACGGCAAGTAGGAGCAACTTCTGTAATTGCCTTATTTGGAGCAACGTCATAACCACCGTCTTTTCTGTACTCTTTATAACCTAAAACAAAACCTTCCAAGTCATTAGTCCACCCCATGTTTGCATGAGATGTGTCTGCTTTTTGTTGAGATTGTAGGTGTTTTACCCATTTTGTTACATATTGCATAAGTCTCTCCATTAAATGTTTATACGGCATGACGCCGCTACTTCTTACTACTTCCCCAAATTTTTCGCTAGACCCAAGACATTTCATAGGAATAGGAAAATCTTTTACGCCATCATGTTCAAAATGAACTCTTGCTATTACGCTGTCGCCATCTATCGGGTCTGTAATTCTTTTCACAATATAGAAATCGTTTTCGTAAATTTCTACTGGGTCTTCTTGAACCATTTGCCCTGACTTCTTATCGAACACAGGCGGCGGACTATATAACACACCACCATTTGCTCCCCTACTAAAAGGCATTAAATCATCAGGGTACTCGTGCTCTGTCTCAGAGGCAATGGTTTTTAGTACTTTCTTTTTCTCTTGTATTATATCTTTCGAGAGATTCTGTACCTGAGTATTCTCCTTGGTTATCCGACCCAAGTGAAGAGGGGTCTTGACTTTCCCCCGATTTGGGCACTTCAAACAAATGTTTGAATCATGAGATATTTCTTCAAACGTAGCACAAGTATGAGGTTTTTGTATTCTCCTAGCTTTTAGTTCTGTTTTTTCATGGTCGTACTCAGGATGTAATCTGGACATTTCATGTATTGCGTTTTCCTCTACGCAAAGATTTGCAATTGACAAACCCGCAAACCAAACTCTTTCTCCAATTTTCTTTTGTTCCGTTACTATCCATTTTAGTTGACCGCATCCTTTACCTTGCATTGTCTTTTCAGCTATACGCCTCCAACTATATTCAAAGTTATAATTATCTGAATCAAATGGTTTATCAATAGAAGAATGTGCCAACGCTGTTTTTTCTTTTGAAATATCTCTTTGATAAGCGGTAAACACTTTTTCTCTGAGTTGCTCCCAACTAACAACTTCTCCAATTGCTTCTATATCGCAAAGTCTTTTTCTTTTAAAGTTGCGTGTAAATGGCAGTCTGAGAAGTCGTGTCGGGTCGCTAGGTACAGCTAAATCTATTTTGAAATTATGATGTTTGCATAACGTCTTAAATTTTTTAGCTACTTCTAACCAATCTTCTTTAGGTATATTTGTATCAGTAGCCCAGTAACAATGAAAACCACCACCTGATTGAATGATTGTAGGTTGGTCTAAATTTAACTCCTGTGAAAATCTTATAAGGTCTTGTATTGCTTCTTTATTGCTTGTGTATTCTCTACCATCACAATCAATATCTAAAAACAAACTTTTTAAGTGCGTACTGTTTTCTGCGGTGCGTCTACCATCTTTAAACACACTTTGTGAAAAATAAGAATTACTACCATTTATGTTTTGTTTATTAGCCCATACAAGTAACTCAGATAAATCTTTACTAAACTTATGTGCTACTTGCCCACTTTTATCTATCGAAGCTAAACAGTATTCTCCAAGCTCCGAAGAAGGTAAGACCTTCTCTAAAAATTCTTTTTGCTCCATTATTTTATCCAAAAAAATAGGGCGGACTAGCCGCCCTCAAGTTTAGAAAAAAGGAGCTGCGTTGAGCAACTCCCATTATATATTAAGAGAGCGAAAATAAGCAACCATTTCCTTTTTTGTTCCCAACGGCAACTTCCCTTTTTCCATATCGTCAAGAATAATCTCTGTAAAAGCAACTACTCTGTCGAGTCTTTTTTCATTTATATTTTTACCGTTGAACCAATTGAAAATTGTCATTCTGCTAACTTTAAAATACTTTGCTAGTAAACCTGTATTTAATCTTGCATCAATACAAGCTGCAGCGAATTGCAAAGAATCGGTATCTTGAGCAGAATCTCTTAATCTCTCAATAGTCCTAGTACCATACGCTCTAGTTCTAGGTTCTTTTTGCATCTCTTAATCTCCATCATCTACTGTCGAAGACTCTTTTTTACCCCAAGTAGAAATTAAATCAGAAACATTTTCGTCCTTGTTTTCAAGTTCGGCTACTGCTTCTTTCTTCTTGTTTAATTTCTTAACAGGTTTGCTTTCTGCTATATCAATAACATCAGCAGTTTCAGGAAGTTTAGTTCCTTTGTTTGCTTCATGTTCTTTTAAAACATAATTGTTATTAACATTCACAAAGTCCGCAAAGTCTTTGAGCAAGTTGTTTACAGGGTCGTCCTTACCCTCGAATGGTATTTTTTTGCTACCCATTTCAAAAGTAGGAATGTAGAATTTACCTCCCGTGGCTAAAGTTCTTTCTTCAACATCTAAATCAAACGTGCGGTTGAAAGGAAGTTCTTTGTTTTCGTAGAGGGCTTTCATAATTTCCCCTGATGCTGTGTAAGCCTCTTTGTTGTGAATATCCCAAATGAAAGGAATAGGCTCTTTGTATTTATCAGATACATCTGTACCTTCAAAATCGAGTGCATCATTCATGGTAATTTCGCCAAACAAAACCCTTACTCTTTTTATATTTCGTAATAAGTCTTTAGCGTCTTGAGGCAAACTATCAAAATCTTTTATATAGCCGCCTTTTCTACCACAATTAAATCCACCCTCTGTATCAGGTAACTCGCTATTCAAAGAACCCTCGTTGCACATTACAGTTTTAATGTACTTATTGTCATCAGACAAATACTTCTGGTACATAAACTTTTGGAGAAACAACTTTATCGTAGGCTGTTCAGAATATACTTTGTCGCCCTCTGAATCTTCAAGAACAAAAGACCCCGCATCAACAAGAAAAATTTGTTTCTTCTTGCCTTTAACTTCTGCTTCGCCTTTTATACCCTGATGGTCAATCTTTAAACGGGCTAAAGTATTTTTCTGTTTGACACTTGGCGGAGTCATACCTAGCTGTTCAGCTAAGACGCTGAAATCGGACGTGTCGCTACCGATAACTAACTCCGTATTACTGTTCCATTTACTCATTTTAATCCTCATTGGTTAATTTATACCCGCAAATCGGGCTACTTTTTCGTACTGCTCCTTTTTGTCTAAGTCCTCCTTTCTCATTTCTTCGTAATTAAGTGTTATACAATTCGTTACTTCTGGTTCTGTCCTTCTTTTATTCACTAAAAAATATTCTTCGTCTGTCAAAGCACGAATAGGTTTGAAATGAAGTTTTGGTACAGGAAAATCTAAATCAAACTCTATCTGAGTTACTAACTTGTTAATTGGCAAATTGCCCTCTAACAAAAAATTCATGTATGCCTTAAAAGGTTTTTTACCTAGGTCTCCTCTACCAAATATGGATGTGCTTGGAAGAGTTAGCTTAAATATATCTTTTGAAAGACCGCCTTCTAATACAACTGCTGTTCTCCAATTGTATTTACAAGCCTTAGAATTACCCTTACCACTACCCATAATGTTTTGTTCACAATTCATACAAACATTTGAAATAGGTTTATGAACATTCCTATCAGGAGTTCTACCATTACTTGACCAACAACGTGGTAAAGCTCTAACTTTTTCATCATAAGGCATATCATAATAAATCCTACTGGGTTGTGTAGCTCGTTCCACAAATACTATGTTTAGTTTTTTTTCTTTAGTGTATTTTTCTTCCCCACTTTTGAAGATTGTAAATACACCGCCTTTAATAGATATTCTGTTAGGCTTAGAAGAAACAGATGTTACTATTTTCACGAAGGCTTCCTAACCACAACTACAAACTCTTTCAGAATATCCACACCTGGTGGAAACTTATCAGGGTTCTCTTCAAGAAAAGTTTTTATATTACTTTCGTGAACTCTAGTTTGTAACAAACCTATTTCTCCAGTTTCTAAAACAAACTTATTAAAACTGTGTTTGTCATTCACAATATGCCTTTGTTTTATAGACCTCACGATTGTGCCACTTTTTGTCTTGATAGAACTACAACCTATCTTTTTACAAAGTGCCAACGCTTGTTCATCTAAGGCTCTTTTCTTTTCAGTAATAAGATTTACTTTTTTATCACAATCAGCTTTGATGTTTCTAATAGCTGTATTACATAATCTGATTTGTTCAGATAACTCTTCTGCCGTAGCTTCTTTCTTGCTCATTTTTTCCTCTTTTCTAATTAAATACCCAACTCGTTTTTATATAATTCTACTAACTGACTATGGGAAACAACCTTTGTTTGTAACATCCCATACATCCGTCTTTCTACTGCACTTCCTTCAAGATGAATTACTGTCATTTTATTTTTCTGTCCGTACCTATCAATCCTAGCGATACATTGTAAGTATGTTTCAACTGACATAACAGGCGACCAAAAAACTACTGTGTCTGCACGGGTTAAAGTTACTCCATGCGAAGCCGCTTGCGGTTGTATTACTAAAACTCTAGGTCTTTCTTCATCTTGAAATCTTTTGAAAATCTCTGTTCTCTTATTTGCAGTAACGCTTCCATGAATAATACTAGTGTAAACTTTATGCTTTGTCAAGTGAGAAAATACTGTATCAATTGTGTGTCTGTAAGGAACAAAAACTAAAACTTTATGGTCTGTTTGTTCTATAACATCCATTAGTTCTTTTAGTCTTGGTTTAATATCAAACTCAACTACATCACGATTGTCAGTATATACATTACCTCCTGAAATTTGTAATAGCTTAGTTAAATTAGCTGCAGCGTTTACTGCTGTTACTTCTTCCCCACCCGCCTGTATTAAGAACTGAGACTTTAAAGCTCTATAATATTTTTCTTGCTGAGTAGTTAAAGGTATGTGTCTTGTTTCAACTAAAACTGACGGTAAATCTAAACATTCTTTTTTAGTAAATCTTATTGCGGGTTGCAACGCATCAAAGACCATGTTTTTTGAATCAGGTTTAGGAATCCATTTAAACTGAGTAATCTTTATCATTACTTTGTCTTGCCATGCACCTTTATATTTTGGCACTCTTTCTGGACTTACCATTTTTGCTAATCCAAAAGCGTCTACTGGAGATTGTGAAGCGGGTGTTCCTGTTAACATCCACAACCATGTACTAGGAGTTAATATTTTATTTAAAATTTTCCATCTTTTTGTACTTGGGTTTTTGTATGCGTTTGCTTCATCAACTACAATTAGGTCAAAGTTTTGTTGAATTATATCTTCTGCTACTATTTCTAACCCGTCATAATTTATAATTACAAACTCGTAACCTTTTTTAATAACTTGTTTTCTAATTTCTGGTTTGCCGTAAGCAATCCCAACAGTTCTGTGCATAGCTGTTTGAAGAATATCTGTTCTCCACGCAGACGACATAATGGATAAAGGACAAATAACTAAAACTTTTTTTATCACTTTTGTTTTCATTAAGTAGTCAGCCGCCCAAACTACCGAAGAGGTTTTACCCGTCCCTGTTTCGTTAAAACAAAAACATCTTTGGTGTAAACTTAAAAAAGAACTCGTTAGTAGTTGGTGTCGGAAAGGTTTGTAAAATCCTGGAAATGTATAATTCCTAAGGATAGGAGAGGGTACATTTTTTATGTTTAAGTTCTTCAAAACTTTTGATTCGTTGTAGCCCCAATGCACTAAAACTTCTCCGACACCTGATTCTTTTTTAATTACTCGACTTTTTGGTATCAGTTGTTTTATCTGGTCGTACTTTTTTGTCTTTAAAAGTAAAGCACTATTGTCAACTATTTCCATACAACTCCTTTATATAAACACGTTATATTTTTTTATACTTTGTTTTTCTTAGACCGATTTTTTTTCTTGCTAATCAGTCTTAAATTACTTCTTTTGTTACTACCACCCCTTGTTAATGGTATTTTGTGGTCTATATCTTTATTACCTCTTTTAATTCCTCTTTTGTCGTAATCTCTTCTAGCTTTCTGTCGTTTCATTCTATTGGCGTGTTCGCCTCTAGCTTTCTGCTGTTTGTATTCTTTTTTGTAAGGTCTTTTTTTGTTAACGTATGCCATATCAATGCTCTGGATTATATTCACAAGATTCTACTGGACACCACTTACACAAAGGGGTAGGGTTTGGATTCCATGTACCAGATGCAAATGATTGTCTTAGTTTGTATAAGTTTATCTCAAACCTTTCCCACAATTTTTCTAAATCTTTTCTCTCATATGTTTCTTTTATTATACGATTTTTAACCATAAATAATAGACAAGCCTTAATGTTTTTTATTTTAGGAAAGTGGTAAAAAGCCATAATTGCCATCAGTTTTAACTGGTCGGTATCTGCAAATCTATCGTTTCCTGTCTTGTAATCAACTATGTAAGCCAAATCTCCATCAATTATCAGTAAATCAACTATTCCCCTGACCCACATATCTTTACTTTCAAACCCACATGGTTTTCTATCTTTGTCTAAAGCAAATTGATACTCTGTTAATTTAGTTCCGTCTATATTGTTAAGGGCTTTCATCATGCTATCGAACTGAGAAAACCGTTCGGGAAGCTCTGTACCTTTCTCAATATATAATTCACAAGCTGTGTGTACCTCCTTACCGTAGATAATTGCTTGTGTTTCCGAGGTCTTGTAGTTTCTAAGAACTTTAGTTTCATGGTATTTCCTAGGACACTTCGTAAAGTCCTTTAAAGAAGAAAATGACCATGAAACTAATTTATCCATTATTTATATGTAAAAAATGTATGTGGGTTGTACAATATTTCATAAGGGATTTCTATTGTATAGCTGTTCCCTCCCTTGATAACGCACTCTAATTCAATCATATTTCACATCCTCCCGCAGTACATGATAGTTCTTGAACACCCTTGACGTTATCATCTTCTTCAACTAAAGAATCCCAGTTCAGTTCTGTCGGCATTTTAGCTAATAACTCCTTATATTGCTCCTCAGTACATTCTTCATAAGGTGCTTGTTTGTATGTACCGCCATCCCAAGGGAGAAAAGATATACCAGAAATTTTACTAAAGTTTTTCCAAACCCAAGCTCCTACTTCTACCCATTCTTCTTCTTTGACAGAAATAGTTACTGATGGTTTATGTTCGCACCACTCTTCCTGATACATCAACCATAGTTCTAAATGTTCAATGGCGGTTAAATCTTTTCTCATTATAGCTGATTCAGGTGATTTTATGGGGAATGAAAACACCGCAGTAGAATCGGGTTTCATTACACAATCCTCAGTAGGTACACCTGACTTCTTTAAAAAATCCGTAAGAGGGTCTTTTTTATCTCCACGCACCCTACGAATATAATAAGGGCTATGTCTACCATGAATACCAGAGGCAGTATTGCACAACTGACTAACAGTCCCAGAAGGCTTGACACAAGTGATAGCAGTCGATTGCGGGATTCCGAGTAAAACAGATAAGTCAGCGTTTGTTTTAACAGCCACTTGTTTGAGGTCTGCGAGTATTCCCCTAGTTCCGTCATCAACTTTCCCCATAAATTGGTTGTCTAAAATACCTGTAAGAGAAACACCTAACAGCCTTTCTTCCTCTGTATTCTTCTGCCATATTTTGCGTAAGTATGGAAAATGAGTAAGTGTCGATTGCCAAGTACCTAATATTGTAGCTATTTCTACTTTTTCTTTCAAGGTTGCGGGAGTATCTTCTTCCCTCACTATTACCTCTGAGAGATTACAGAACTGATAAGGACGCAAAATAATTTCGCTGCAAGGATTACAACCAAATTCATAATTGGAGAGTCTTCTTTTGAGGGATGCTACTTGTCGTTTACTAGCCCCTCTACTAAATATCCCACGCTCTCCTGATTTTGAATCATACAAACTTTTCCATTCAGATAAAAATTGTCCAGTATCAGGTTCTACCTCATATACTGCTGAGTTATTAGCTAAGGCTCTTTGTCCCTCTTGTTGCCACCATGCTCCTGACTTACAAGACCTCATATGGTCGTCCTCTAAATCAGATAAAGAAATCATAGCTGACCTACGCACACCACCAACTACTACAACTTCCCCAATCTTACACATAATATCGTGGCACTCGATTGAGTTTAGCTTACGACCTGCTGCTTTGCGAAACTTACCAATTACAAATTTGAACAAACTTTCAAGTGGTTCTGGGCCTGATGCTCTACCACCAAATGTTTTTAATCTAGCTCCTGATGGTCTAACTTTTCTCATATCCCATTTTGGAATCTCGCCAGAATATAACAAAGCGATTAACTGTCTTAGGCTTTTCGCCCAACCCTCTTTACTATCTGACACCGAAATAACGGTTTCAGACTCAAACATCTTTTCTGGTATTTCGGGTAACTGATTTATATACTTGTGTTCGACTGAGTAGCCGACACCAGTTCCGCACAAAAGAATATACATAGATTCGTCAAACGATTTCACATCATCAACAGGCAAATAACTACAATTGTAAGCTGCTGTGTTATCTCTTTCACAAGCCCTTCCGCCCGTCATAATCGCTCTCATGCTAGGCATAACTTCTAACTTGCATATTGCTTCATGCACTCTAAACTTAGTAGGGGTATCAACTACATGACCAACCTCTTTTTCTAAATGATTAACCATGAAATCCATATACCGACTGACGGATTCACTCCAATTCTCTCTCCTTTTTTCGTCTGTCATATATCGTGCGTATCTGCTCTTAGCTATAAATTGGCTATATAAGTCCATTTAACAATCTCCATAAGATTTTCCAAAAGTCGCCTCGCAAGACAAAGGTAATCCCTTAGCCCATTGAGGCACGAAATTCATACTATTTTGAACATAAGAAAGGGCTTCTTCGATTTCAGATTCTCTTGCTACACACACAACAGAATCATGAACAGTCAATGCTACTTTGTATTGTTTAGAAATTAAAAGCAATTGCTCCGCAACAATACACCTTGCAAGGGCTTGTACTACGTTCTCAACAACAGAACCACCCCAAATATTGACTTCTCCATCTCTTGACTCGTAAGAAAATTTAATGCGATTGTTTTCAGTTTTATGTTTTAACTTCGGGTATCTTATTTTAAAAGAATTAGGTAACTCAAAACAATTTGCATTTATATTAGGGACACCCCTAACTCCAAATATCCCATCTTCTCCTTTTTTCTCTTCAAACAGTTCTAACATTTTATCAGCTTGATTCCACAATTCAACCACTTTATTATTAACTTTTCTATATGAACCTACAATTGCTTTAGATTCTTCGTCTGTAATATATAATGGAGAACTACTAACCTTTAAATACGACTGGAACTTCTGCCAACCCGTGCCATACCCACAACCAAGCACCGCAGTTTTACCTACAAAGCGTTCGATTGGTGATATTTTTTCGACTTCCTTATTATATATTTTAGAAGCCATAATCTTGTAAACGTCCTGCTTATCTGCAAATTGTTTTACTACATTGTCTTGACCAGAAAGCCAAGCTAAAACTCTTGCCTCTATTTGTGATGAATCACAATTTATAATTACATAACCATCAGGAGCAACCAAAGCCTTTTTAATAACAGACTTTTCTTTATCACGGCTAGGTAAGTTTTGTAAGTTTACTTTATCCGAGCCTGACCACCTTCCCGTGTGTGCCCCATAGTATTTTAACGGAATAGGTAATTTGTTATTCATTCTTTGAGCTACGCCAATAAATCTTTCTAACCTAGTTTCTTCGATAGTAGATTTTATTGATAGTCTAGCTTCGGCTAACATTTTTATAGGTACACATTTGTGTTTCAATAAATCTAAAAAAGCAACATCTGTTTTTGCCAACGCTAAAGTTTCTTTTCCAGTCCGAGGGCTAATTTTTGTAGGTGGTTCTACACCTAAATTTTCCAGTAACATGGCGAACTTCTGATTCGACATTATGGTTTCCCTGTCTTGACCGCAATCATTTAGTATCTTCTTTTTTTCAGTTAAAACTTTCTTCAATTGTTTAGTGAGTAAATCTACCTGGAGATTCAATACTGGTTCTAAATACATATTTAGAGTGGTATGGATTAGCTGCAGCTCGCTGAGTGGACAAGACTTCACTAGACACTTAAAAAGTTTGTAAGTTAGTTCAACATCATTCTTACAATATTTTGCGTACTGTTTTAATTCTTGTTCAGAAAAATCTACTTTTCGTTTATCTTTTGCCTCGTGAACCTCCGTGCCTTTCTCTCCTATGTTATATCTTTCAGAGAGTGCTTTTAATGACGCACCTTGTTCTACTCCGTGTAATGCTCTGCCCATACAAAGTGTGTCTAGCCAACCTAACTTTGGTGATAACCCAAATTTAAACTTGAGTATCGCTCCATCAAATAAAGTATTGTGTGCAAGGCAAAACGTAGACCAATCAAACTTATAAAGAAACTCTTTTGTTTCCTCAAACGTACCAGAAAACCATTCAGTCTCTTGGTCGCCTTGTTTAACCGCCACCCCTATGATTTCAAAGTCAGAATGATTTATATATTCTTCGGTAGTAAGTTTGGTAAGAGAATAACCTCGACCATAAAAAGTTTCAAAGTCTATGGTTATCATCTATTCTTTTCAATATCCTATGTAAATGCTCTAAGTTATCTTCGTTGACTACGAGTGCAGTCCCTCCTGCTGTTTTGATTTTTTCTAAATTAGATAATTGGAGAGCAGTAGGTTTGTTTGTACCCGCCTTACATTCAATACCAATAAAATTACCATGTAGACAAGCAATTATGTCAGGTATTCCACTACTACCATATCCGCCTGTAACTGGGTAAAAATAGTAACAATCGAATTGCTTTAAAATACTAACGCATTTATCTTTAACTTTTTTTTCTGGTGTTTTTGCCATAATATTTCTCTATTATTTCCTCATAATTTTCTCTTACAAACTCTAAACAATGAATAGCTTTTTCAATATCCTGAAGTCCGCCTTTATCAGAAAACCTTGAAATATATCTTAGAACATCACTCGTCCAAGGGTCTAAGCCCCACCGCAATCTTACTTCCCAAGGTTGTAATTTTTTCTTAGTGTAGTGGTCGCCACCAACTTGTTTTAAACCATCTTTTATATAATCTTTAATTGTTCCGTGTTCTTTTTTCATCTTTTAAATCCTAATCTTTCTCTACGTTCTTGGTCATCTTCAAAGTGTAGCAACATACACTCTTGTCTTAATTTTTCTTCTGTCCATTTATACTGTGCTTCTGCAATTTTGTTTCCATCTCCATAACCCATTTTATACGCAGTTTCCCACATTGATTTCATATGGTCTATATTGTTTACAGTTGCGTAATAAGTTAAAAATGCTGTACCCAAAATACATAAAGAGAAAAAAAATTTATTCATCTTCAAGCCTTTCTTCTATCAATTTTTTGTAGTCAGGATTCAGTTCTATCAATACTGAATGGCGGTTGTTTTTCTTGGCTACTAACCCTGTTGTACCCGCACCCGCAAATGGGTCTAAAATATATCTTTGGGGAGGACAACTTGCCAACACGCAAGGCTCAATCAAATCCTCTGGGTAAGTGGCAAAATGAGCCTTTTTGTATGGTTTAGTTGTAACACTCCAAACACTTCTTTTATTTTTCTTTAAACCATTTTTACCTGACATTGAGTTCATTTTTGTGCCTCGTCTAGCATCTCCCCGTGAACCTCTATCGTCATTAGGGTATTTGCATGGTTCTTTAATAGCTTCGTTATCAAAGTAATAGCTTTTGTTTTTACTAAATAGAAAAATATATTCGTGTGCTTTCGTACATCTATCTTTTACAGACTCAGGCATAGGATTTGGTTTGTGCCAAATTATATCTTGTCTTAAATACCACCCAAACTCTTGCATGGCGAACGCAAACTTCCACGGGATTCCCATGAGGTCTTTCTCTTTGTAATTATATAATTTATTAGCCCGTTTCGGGTTGTGTGAAGGCAAATCCTGTGATGTTTTACTGACTGTTTGCTTTGGCATAGATTGTCCACGCTTTGGTCGATAGTTATAATAACTATCCCCAAGATTTACCCATACAGTTCCATCTTCACGCAACACTCTATGTACTTCAGCAAAGACACTTACTAGGCTACTAATATATAATTCAGGAGTTTCTTCTAGTCCAAGCTGTTCATCATCTCTAACCGCACCACACTTCGGACAAGTCGTTTTATAAATAGCATCTCCTACTACTGAGCCTTGGTCGTGCATACCTTGATGTCCTGTAATCGTTTTTACAGTTTTACCAATTTTTGTAGTTCTTTTATGTGGACAGTTCGAGTCGCCACCAATCCATTTTCCAGTTCCGTAATCTCGGAGTCCGTAATATGGCGGAGAGGTGATAACTGATTGTATTGATTTTTCTGGCATTGTCTGTATTACATCTTTACAGTTGCCAACCTTAATAATTGTTTTAGGCGGTAATATCATCTACTTCTCCCTCGACCGATTTAATTAAATTTATTATTTGGTCTTGGGTTAAGTAGCATTGAACAGAGAGGTCATGTTGTTTATCCGTTACTAAACGCTTAAAAAAACCATTGTCGTTAAAAGTAGAGTCTACCAATTTAGATATTATATCTTTTGGTATTTGGTTTTCTGTAACAACTAAATGATTTAACCTATCGTACTTTGACGGCATCTTTGTAGAATCCAAGATGACAAACTTCCAACAAGTTTTTGGCTCTGATACCAGAGATTTTTTTCTTTTAAACTCAACCCAAATATCTTTTTCTTCACTCATTTTTTATTATTTTATACCCCTATGTAAAGCTGTAATGTAAATACTACCATACTAATTTTATGCGATACCAGTTATTTTATTTTATTCTTTTCCGTAACTTTAATTTTGTCTTCGGTACTCATGTCTTGCCAATTACATATTTCTTCGACTGTTCTATTGCAACCGATACAGACGTTATCTTTTAATTCGCACACGCCAATACAAGGGGACTCTATCTCTGTTTCCACATCTTATTTTATCATTTTGAGTAGACAAAAAAAAGGCAACCATTATCGGTTGCCTTAAAATAAGCTGACGGCAAGATTGCCGTTTGATAATTTAGCCGTTCATAGTTTTACAGAATATATATTTTGTAAGTATCTAGTTCGCTGCTGACATCAGCTACATAACAAAAATTACAAATTATATCTTGTGCGAAATTCTTTTCAGAGTCGCCTCCAAGTCAACTAGATTTTCTCGCATATAATCTTCTGCTGAGATACCAGGTTTCTGTCTTAACTCCTGTAATCTATCTTTCACAACTTGTATCTGAGCTTGGACTAAACTCCTTGACACTTTCTTAAAGAAACAATATTTCTCAAACACTTTCAATCCTGTCCATGCTTGCTTGTGCGTTGGTTCTCTACCAATATGTTTCTTCATAGAAATAGACCTACAAATATCTATTTCACGGGGGGTTAGATGTTCTGTTTCCTTACCCCAGATGATAACCTTTTCCCACTCAGAACAAGTGATAAAAGCACAACGCTCAATTCTTGATACTGAACCCATGATAACGTCATTCATTTTCATTTGACACTCCTGTTTTTAGATTTATAAGAATAATACTCCTCTTCAACAACTACCAACTTAGAGAAATCGCTTTGCTTCATCTTCTCCGCTACGTCTTTGGGAATATGTATTAGCACAAACTTTTCCTCCAGCCGTTTCTTCAAACTAAGTTCCATACCAACTCCTTTCTTTAGTGATAAGTTTTTATCCATTTTTGTAATAGACTTCTTGCGGTGTATTTATCAACATCAAACTCAGCCATGATAAGTCTTGTTGTACCCATCATGTTGACTTCGCCTGATTCTCTAAGTAAGTCTAAGTAGAAAAATACTTCATCTTGGTTTTCATGTTCCATCAGTTTTCTCCTAATATATAATATGCTTCGACTTCTTCTTTCTCGCCGCACTTGCTAATTACTTCTGCGGTACTTTTGTGAAATTTATCTTCCACAAATTTTTTGTTCCAACCAATTGGGTGGATAATCCAATCGTTAGAATATGTGCTGTTAGCGTATTGATGAAACAAAATCATATCTCTCTCAGGAATATAATTACAAATAGCTTTCCTGTAATGCTTTCCACCACGATATTCTTTTTTACCATCTGAACCTATTTCGTACGAAACAAAACCCTCTCTATCAAACTCTTCTTCCATTCTTGCGAACGTCAGGTTGGTAAACTGTTCCCCAAATAAATCTTTGTTGAATTTGGTAATGTCGTCTATATGTTTAAGTTGAAACAATCGTGTTTCTTGGTTTCTGTAATTACCCTTGTATAAAAACATATTGTTGGAATTTGGTAATTGGACTGTATTAGTTTCATTAAACAAATTATTTATCTCTTCTTGTCTGATGAGTAATTTATTCGTATCTTTGACAAGACCACTAGAAGGCACAACGCCAACCTCATAACTTTCCAAATACATAAATCCATAACAACCATTCTTACCAAGAGGTAACAGACCCACATAGTTTACAAACGATTTGTTTATCCTCGTATTTTCGTTAGCCAACTCCAAGTAGTTTGGTAAGGCATCATCAAACATATATTTGATAAGGTCTGAACCAAATACATTTTCGAGTATGTCAGACGTACTACTGTCCAAAGAAATAGTATTGTTAGTAAACGCTGATTTGACACTTTTTGACTTGATGAAAGAATCAATCGTCTTTAGTTTGTCAGAAGATATATTCTTTTTCATGCCATCTGTCATGTTGTCTATCAATAACTTGAGTATCAACCAACGACTGTCTCGATTATCTACTCCGTTTCCAGTCAAATTAAAACCACCATCTCTTTCGACTGTACCGATATGTAAATCTTCTTTGTCTAATCTCCTCTTGTAACGTGAGCCATCTTTCAGGTCGGTATCACTTGGTTCAAATATATGTTTGGTAGTCATGCCCTCCGTAATTTCTAACTTCAATCCATGATTAGCGTTGTCGCAATAATCATGAATAAAATCCAATTTATCGTTTAACTCTCGCCTACGAATTTTCTTAAAGAAAGTAGAAAACGAATTGTTGTAGTTGGACACATCTCTCGTATTACGCAATTGAGACTCGCTCGACAATCGAGTAGAGTGAATAGAGTATTGCGTAGTTGGGTTAACTTCGCTATGTCTTTTACCCTCTCTCGAATTGTAGTCATACTGGTCATAGTGAGAAATGCGGAGCATTGTAAGAGGTACGCAATCTTCATCAGTCACTAAGAAATTACATGATTGTCCAGACCTTTTTGAATCGCTACCATCATGAGGTTTCAAATATTCTGCACTAAAATCTAACCCTTGTAGAGTCTGCAAAGTACCATGTCCAACAATAGAAGAAAATTGTTTGCCCTCCGCAATATCATGCAATCCTTGACAAATATCCATTATCGTTTTGTTTTTAGTATTCATTGTTCTAAACAAATCTTGACAAACAAAACCATGCTTG